GTAGGTATCAATACTGGTGATGGGAATTTTAATACTGTGGAAAAAACAGGCGGTTCTTCTGTGGTAACACTTACTGCAAATCAAATGCCCTCCCACACGCATACTTTTACAGGAAACGCCACAACAACAGGAAGTGCCGGAGGTCATACACACAACATTGGACGTGATACAGACGGAGGTGCAGGGAGCAGCAGATATACCGTGCATGGAAGCGGTGTATCGGGAGCAGATGCAACAGCACCGACAAGCAATGCCGGAAGTCATACGCATTCCCTGACACCAAAGGGGACGATCGCAAGTACAGGTGGCGGTGCTTCCCATTCGAATTTACAGCCATATATTGTCTGCTATATGTGGAAACGTACAGCATAAGGAAATGACAGCCGACAGGCTGTTTTTTTAATACCCGAAAGGGAGAAAGAGAGGGAAAGACTATGAAACAATTCGTAACAACCATGCAATGTGTTTTTGCAGCAATGGGAGGAGCAATCGGAGCAGTTCTCGGAGGCTTTGATGGATTTTTGTATGCCCTGATCGTCTTTGTGGTGGTGGATTATATCACGGGACTTATGGCAGCAGTCATCAATAAAGAAGTTTCCAGTGAGGTTGGTTTTCACGGAATCGTGAAAAAAGTCGTGATTTTTTGTCTGGTAGCAGTCGGCCATATCGTGGACACGCAGATTATTTGTGATGGAAGTGTTGTCCGTACAGCAGTAATTTTCTTCTATTTATCTAATGAAGGAATTTCTATTTTGGAAAATGCGACAAGAATCGGTCTTCCGGTACCACAGAAGCTGAAGAATGTGTTGGAACAGTTAAAAGAGGATGACGAAGAGCACCGTGAGTAGACGGTGCTTTTTTCGGGAAATGGAGGAATCTATGAAGTTAGTACAGAGTATCATGACTAAAAATCCATGCTATACAGCAGGAAGAAAGATTACAGTAAAAGGATTAATGCTGCATTCCGTGGGATGTCCGCAGCCGAATGCATCGGTGTTTATTAAAAATTGGAATACGCCATCTTATGGAACAGCCTGCGTACATGGCTTTATTGACGGAAATGATGGTACGGTATATCAGACGCTTCCGTGGAATCATAGGGGATGGCATTGTGCATCTGGTCCAAAAGGAAGCGGAAATAATACCCATATTGGTGTAGAAATGTGTGAGCCTGCCAGTATCCGTTACACAGGAGGTTCCAGCTTTACCTGTTTGAATCTATCGGCGGCAAGGGCTTCGGCGAAGAAAACCTATGAAGCGGCAGTAGATCTGTTTGCATATCTTTGTAAACTTTATGATCTCAACCCAACTGCTGATGGCGTAATTATCAGCCATAGGGAAGGGCATACCAGAGGTATTGCGTCAAATCACGGAGACCCGGAACACTTATGGAATGGTCTTGGAATGGGATATACCATGAATACTTTCCGTAAAGATGTAAAGGAAAGGATGCAGGGAGGAACTGTAAAACCGGATGAAACAAAGGAAATGTATCGTGTCCGTAAGTCTTGGGGAGATGCCGCTTCACAAAAAGGAGCATTTCATGAACTGGAAAATGCGAAGAAGTGTGCAGATGCGAATAAAGGATATGCCGTGTTTAATGAATCTGGAAAACAGGTTTATCCAAAAGCTGATTTTTCGCCATATCTAGTGGAAGTTACCGCAACAGATTTAAATATCCGTAAAGGTCCGGGAACAAATTATGGAAAAACTGGGAAATTTACGGGAAAAGGAGTTTTTACTATTACTGAAGAACGAGCTGGTACAGGCTCCAATAAAGGATGGGGAAAACTGAAATCCGGTGCAGGCTGGATTTCACTTGATTATGTAAAGAGATTATAAAATTCTGCCGGGCGGTAAAATGCTGTCCGGCAGAATTTTTTTACGTTATTTCCCATCATAGAAAACAAACGGTATCGGAAAAAAGACTTGCTATTCTTGGGAGTTAGAGTGATATATAGACTACCAAAAAAAGAAGGGAGGAGACCAGTATGCAAATTGAAGTCAGAAAAGCTGATATGGGAAAAGAGAAAAAACGTTTAAAAGTCTGTGCATATGCGAGAGTATCCACGGAAGCATCTGAGCAAGAAAATTCATTGGAAAATCAAGTGTCTCATTATACAGAGATGATTCAGTCCAATCCAGCTTATGAGTTCGCAGGTGTTTATGCAGATTTTGGAATTTCCGGTTTTAAGGAAAGCCGCCCTCAGTTTCAGAAAATGATGCAGGATGCGAAAAATGGAAAGATTGATTTGATTATTACGAAATCCGTATCACGGTTTGCCAGAAATACCGCAATCGTTCTGAAGGCTTCCAGAGAGCTGAAGGAACGAAATGTCGGTATTTTTTTTGAACTACAAAACATCAATACACTTACGGAAGCAGGAGAATTGCTGCTTACCATATTGGCAGCATTTGCACAAGCAGAAAGTGAATCTGCAAGTGAGAGTTCCAAGATGGCTTATTTACACCGCATTGAGAATGGTGAAGTCGTAGCTTATTTGGAAAGATCTTATGGATATGAAAAAGATGAAAATGGAGAATATCGGGCAAAAGAACCAGAAGCGTCCGTTATCAGGGAAATTTATGATTTGGTGATTCAGGGCGTGAACTGTACGAACATTGCAAGAGTATTGAATGCGAGAAATATTCAGACCGTTCAGGGGGCAGAGTGGACAGCGAGTACCGTTTTCCGCATTGTGGAAAATGAAATTTACAAGGGTGATGTTCTTATGCAGAAAACTTTTATAGATGAGAAAAGACACCAAGTGCAGAATCGTGGCGAAAAAGCCATGTACTATGCAAAAGACAATCATCCGCCGATTGTATCGGAAAAAACATGGGAAAAAGCACAGCGGAAGCTGGAAGACATGAGGGCAGAAAGAGCCGAACACTCTGTGATTCAGGAATTCACGGAAGAAAATTATCCTTACATGAATCATATTTTTTGTGCAAAATGTGGATGGCCTTTGAAGCCACGGGTGTACAGTCATGGGCATCGGCTTTCTTGGGATTGCTCCGGACAGAAGAGAGGGACAAAAAAATTCTGTACAGGCATTCACGTTTTGGATAATGATTTACGGAAGATGAAGATTGAAGGAAACAGATATTTTTCAGAAACCGTAGATAAGTATGGAGAGGTACATTTAAAGCATGTAGGTGAGAGAACATGGAAGAATAAGCATAAAAAGAAAAAATTCAATCACAAAGATTTATATCCAGAATTAAATGAGGAAAATTATCCGTACTATAGACGATTGCATTGTGCAAGATGCGGAAGCAGGCTTGGACGGTATATTTCACATGGAACAGTAAGATGGATATGTTCGAGCTATAAAAGAAAGGGGCAGGCAAAATGTCCGGGAGTCCGTATTCCCGATGAAATTATAAAGGGATGGAATCTGCCTGATGGCAAAATATATATTATGGGAAAGGAAGATAAAAATGGCGAGAAGCATTACAGTTATACCAGCGAGTCAGCCTTATAGAGTGGGTGGCAGGACTCAGCAGAAAACGAGAAACCTTCGGGTAGCGGCATATTGCAGGGTTTCTACGGATCAGGAAGAACAGTTGAATAGTTTTGAAAATCAAGTCGAGTATTACACAAAATATATTCAGGATAATCCATTGTATCAGATGGCAGGCATTTATGCGGATGAGGGTATTTCCGGCACAAATACCAAAAAGCGTGAGGAATTTAAACGTATGATTCGTGATTGTGAAGAAGGGAAGATTGACTTAGTCATTACAAAGTCCATATCAAGATTTGCCCGTAACACGCAGGATTGTTTGGAATATAGCAGAAGGTTAAAGAATCTTGGAATTGGAATATTTTTTGAAAAAGAGCATATCAACACTTTAGATGCATCAGGAGAATTATTGTTTACCATATTGTCTTCGCTGGCTCAGGACGAATCAAGAAATATTTCGGAGAACTGCAAATGGGGCATACGAAGCAAGTTTAAAAAGGGAATTCCGCAGGTGGACTGTACGAAATTTCTTGGATATGATAAAGGCGACGATGGGAAACTGATTGTAAATCAGGAACAGGCAAAAATAGTGAAGCGAATTTATCGGGAGTTTTTGAATGGCTATAATCCGGCTGCTATTGCGAAAATGCTGATGGAGGATCATATCAAGACTGGTACAGGCAGGGAAGAATGGAGAAGTGCATCTGTAAGGGCTATTTTAAAAAATGAAAAATATATGGGCGATGCCCTTTTGCAAAAAACTTATACAGCAGATTTCCTTACCAAGAAAGTAAAAAAGAATCATGGGGAAGTGGAACAGTTTTATGTAAAAGAGAGCCACGAAGCAATCATTCCAAAAGAACAATGGGAAGCGGCACAACTTGAATTGGAAAGAAGGGATTCCTACATGCAGGAATTGGGATTGACCTTCTATGGATATGGCTCGGAGGTCAATCCGTTTTCTTGCAGGGTAGTCTGTGGAAAGTGTGGTGCAGTTTGTGGAAAGAAAAGTTGGAAAAGCAGGGAAGTAGAGTTTTGGCAATGTAATAACAGAAGTAAAAATCATGGAGTGAAAGGATGTGCCAGTGAGAATCTCCCGCATGAAAACCTACTTAAGGGTTTTATTACGGCGTGGAACCAGATTGTTGCGGAAAGAGAACAATATCTTCCCAAATGGGAGAAAAACAAGAAAGACGGAAATCCATTAGAAAGACTTCGTGCGGAACAAATGATAGGATTGACGTTGCAACCGCCTCTTACAAAGATGCTGCCAGAACTTGGACAGATGGTTTTGGAAAGGGTAATTGTACAGGGAAAAGAAATAATGGTGATTCGATTTTTGGATGGCACGGAGATTAAGGTAAAGATATAGGCTCTGAGGTTATTCCAACAGAGCCATATTTTCTTCAGTTTCTTCTGTAAAAATTGCGAGCTGTCCATCAACCATATCATCTTCGAATACATCGGTATTTTCTGATGTTTCAATATCCGCCTTTTTTCCTCGTGGAGTTTTATGAGCGTAGAGGGTATCCATGCGGAGGGGGTGTTTTGATTTTTTGTTATAGGCAATCAGAATCGCTTCTGCAAATCCAAGAGATCCTCCACGGCGTTCTCTTGCCTGACGTCCGATTTCACGGACAGAAACACGACCAACCCTTTCTTTGAAAGTGGTATCACTCATTTTATCTCCGAAAGCATTATCTAACCTTGCGACTGCGTTCAGCATATTGGAACTGAAGGACATAGGTGCGCCTTCCCAAGTGGCCACGCATAAGCGGAGTACACGGTCAAGAGTATGGAAACCATATTTGTCATATATATTTACCAAAGTTGATACCGCACAGATTCCGCCGGGGTGAGAAGAGGATGTGATAGATAAATCATAGGATTCCACTAAATCCTTGATAATCAATTCTTTTTCGCTTCCAGCCTCGATGTTAGCCATGAAGATTTCATAAGGCAGCAGAGGCTTTACATATTTCATCTGGTTAGCAAAGATATCTGCTTCCTGAGTATAATTTAAATCATTATAGATCATACACCAGACAGGAGTTTCACGGGAACCGGATACCAATGCCACGATTTCAATAGTATGCTGTCCATTAAACACATAATTAATGCCATTCCTACGGCTTACCTTTACAGGATTGATTTGATACAGATCGAAGTTTGCAGCTGCTTTTTCAACATGGCGCAAAGATAGGTTTCTTTGATAATTTTGGTCTGAAACAAGGTTTTTGATAGGTATCTGTTCAAAATGAACGTTTGGGACATATCTTTGTAATTCTTCAATATTTTCTTCCATAATCATGCTTCCTCCAAAATCTTTGTAATTTTATCAATTACAGTCATTAGATTACTCAGTTGTACTTTTAAACGCTTTTTTCCTTCTTTAGAAGAACGTTGGAAATCAGTCACATTCATTACCCGTTCGATGGAACTGCACCAAGAAGGAATTGTGAGAGAAAGACTGGAAAGCTCGGCATCGGGATCAAATTTTGGCATTTGCTTGATGACGGGTTTCGGTTCTACGCTTTTTTCCTTTTGGGTTGGAGCAACAACTTTTCTCCATTGAAGTTCACGCTTCATATCAGGATAGCTTAGATGTTCAATGCCTTTTTCAATCATGTAATCATATAATTTTTTGAGTTCATAATGAGGCAGTCGGGAAAGTTCAATAATATTGGCGTGAGAAATGCGAAGCTTACCGGAACGGATTCGTTCTACCATTTGGGGAGTTTTCTCACAAATATTATCCAATGCACGACTATATTCATTGTATTTGTACACGGAAGCAGGAGATGTGTTGCATTCAGATGCTATCTGTGTTGCGGAAATATGCCTGCAAGGAATTTTCTTTTCTATATGATATGTATGACTGCCTTTTCCGGTAGTGGAATTTTCAGATGAAAGACGGGCAGTAATCGCTTTTACGGCATCGTATTTCTTCCCAATCACATATTTGCGGTTGGCTTCTGTAAGGTCTTCACGTTTAAGTTGCTGTGTGCAGATCCATGAGACTGCATCCTCCCGGCTTAAAAAATACATGCGTTTGATACGAAATTTGATTCCTCGTTTATGACAGATTTGATATGCTTCAACTCCATCCACAATCAATCCATTCCAAGTGTAAATCGGCTCACTGTATGCGTGGGAGCTTATTTTTCGTTCCAGTGAT